GGACCATCATGCAAGCCGTGCCCACGGCCATATCCAGCAAAAACTCGCCAATGGCGATGTCAAAGTTGGACTGCTTCAGAACGGCGAACATCTTGTCGTTGTACACATCCAAGATCGCCTGCGCTTGTGTGCGTCGGGCGTCTGGGATGTCCATGCCAGCCTCCAACTTGGCCCACTTGCGCTGTGGTGGAAACACAACAGACTGCAAACGGTTGGCAAAGCGCTGGGTGCTGTTGATGGCCGTGGAGTCGAAGACGCGCTGCATCTTCTTGGAGCCCGTGCTGCCACCCTCCCAAACGCCATACAGCTGGCGCTGGGGCAGCGCGAACTCGTAGGCGTCCTGATACAGCTGTTGGAACTCGTCCTTCTTTGTCTGCGCCTGCATCTGACGCTTGATGATCTGGTCAGCTGTCAGACGCATGCCGCCTGGGGCATCTTTGTTGTATTGCATGTCAGTCTTTCATTTTTGCGTTGGCCATCAAGCCGCCTTTGCGGCGCTTGACGCGATCAGCCTCAGACATGGCAATGGCCACGGCCTGCTTTCGGTTTTTGACAACGCCACCACTGCCAGAGTGCAGCGTCCCAGCCTTGTACTCGCCCATCACTGTGGCGATTTTTTTCTGGGCTTTGTCCATTACATGCCGCCCAAACCGGTGCCGGAAGACGAGCCCAACACGCCAACCTCTGGGTTCAGACGGGCGTCAGACAGCAAAGCGCGACGGCCACCACGGGTGCGTGCGCGAATCTGCGCAGAGGCGCGCTGGCCAGCAACGCGGCGCTCTTCCTCAACACGCGTTGCAAGTTCAGATGCCTGCTTTTCAGCAGTGGCTTTCTCTTCAGAATATTTGGCTTGCTCTGTTTCCAAACGAGCCTTGGCAGCCGCAGCCGCATCTTGCTGGGCCTTGGTTTGCTCTGCCATTTGAGCCTCCATCGCAGCAGCTTGTTGCTGTGCTTGAGCCACGTTTTGCGCTTGCGCAGATTTTGCTTCTTTGCGCGCTTTTGACGCATCGTATGTGGATTTAGCCGTCAGGGCTGTGGCGATGTAGGGAAGTGCTTGGGCCATCATAAACTCCTTGAAAAAATAAAGTGGTCTTGCTCTGGCTGGTTGTAGATTGTCAGCTTGCCGATCTCAGCAAACCCAAGAGCCATCGCCCAGCGCGCAGCATCTATTCGCGCGCATTGTACGAACATGTGCGCAGATGACAAATTCATTGATATACAAGCGATATCAATCGCCTTTTTGACGGCGCGGGTGATGAGCAGCGGGTGTTTGTAGCGACGGGTGCGGTCAATGACAGCCCACACCTCGCCGTCCCCATTTCGGCAGTCGATGATGCCCACAGAAAGCAGGGGCAAGCCGTCAACAGTCAGGGTGCAGGCCGGGCCACGGCTTGATTGATCAACCACCCGCAGGCCAACGTCCACGGCCATGTTGTCGTCGATGTGATCAAGGTGGCCAGGCTCAAACGGCAGCCACAGCACGCCCTCCGGCAGCGGCATTTGGTTGAGCAGGCGGTTCATCCGAAAATGTCGAAGTCGGTTTGCGCCACGGTTTGCGTGGGCGGTCTGCCGCCGAGCTGTGGCGTGCGGGTCATGCGGTTGTATTCGCCGCCGCCCAGCATCAGGTAGCCAAACGAGTCGCCAATGTGCGAGTGTTCGTTCTTGTTGGGCGCGTCCCTGAATCGTTCTTGGCCAGCGCCGACCGCAACACGTTTAAAATGGTACCCGCCGCCGAGGGCTTTGCGGAGGAGCTTGCATTCCCTGTTGACAATGAGCCCCGGCTTGCCCTGAATCAGCCGCATCATGGGGGCAGCAGACGCCTCGCGGCGCACTTTGAAGTCGTTGGACGCTGTCGGCTGCGCTCGCAGGCCCAGTGTCCGCAGAAATTCAAACGCCGTGACCTCATAAATCGCGTCTCGCGCCTGTCCAGCGGGGTCACCCCACACAAAAACCTGATGATTCGGGTATCTGCTGTTCAACTCGGTCAGCAGCTGGGTGCCAAAGCGCTCCAAACCCATGTCAAACGTCACGATTTCTTGGTGAATCACCCATTGGCCGCTCGGCAGGCGTTGGCCGATGGTGGCCGCGGGGGTCAAACCGAAGTCCAGCCCGATCTGAATGGGCACGCTCGGGTCAACCACCGTGTCGCCAGACATGATTGAGTCGTCATATTCGGGCCAGACGGGTCTGCCCTCTTGCACGTAGGTGTACTCACCCCCGGCGTAGCAGCGAATCCAGTCCAGCGTCTTGCCCAGCAGCATCTGCGGGTAGTACCCCGGAGGGAGGTTGCCCAAGTTCTCGGCCTTGGGGTTGATCTTCCACCACTTGGCTGCGGAAAACACGTGGTCGTTGGCCTCTGGGAAGTCTGGCAGGTCTTCGACGTCCACCGGCACCACGCCGCCGGGCTGCTTCCAGAACTTCCACGCATACGGCCCGGTCATCTTTTCCTTCTCGGCCATCTTGTGCCACCAGTGGTCGTCGTCCATCGGGTTGGTGTCCATCCAGATGCCGTGCCAAGTGGCCCCGCCGTCGCGCTTTGTGGGGTAGCGGCCAACCCGGTGAGTCAGGCCGTCGATCACAGCCTTGGGCAGCTCGCGCGCCTCGTTGACCCACGCCCCTGTCAGCTCAAGCGACAGCAGCTTGCGCACGTCTTTGGGCTGGTCAAGGGCCAAGAAGATCACCTCGCAGTCGATGCCAGCCGCGCCGTCACGGGCAGGCAGCCGGATGTGGTGGGTGATGGGCGGCGTCCACATCATCGGGCCAAAAGTGGACTCGGGGAACAGGTCGAGCCAGGTCTTGATCGTCGTGGTCTTCAGCATTGGGTAGCTGTTTCGCACGATGGCCCAGCGGGTGTACCGGATGCCGTCAATGGGCGAGGGCTTTTGCTCCACCGCCTTTTTCATGATCTTGGCCGCGCAGCCGTAGGACTTGCCCGAGCCCACCGGGCCCATGATGCCCTGCACAAAGGCGTTGGAGCCGAAGAAGTCATAAATCACCGGCGAGGTGCGAAAGTCCAGATTCAGCCCCGTAGCCGGGATTTCCTTCTGGCTCTTCTCTTTGGTCTTGCTCATTTTGCCATCTCCGCTTTGTATCGTTCCCAAGCCTGTAGCGACTCCTGAATGTCATCGCCCTTGGCCCACTTCATTTGCACAAACTGCTCAATCAGCTTGTTCACCCCAAGCAGTCGCTCATGCGCCTCGGCCTCTTTCTTGTCTTGAAAGAACCGCCCGTCGTCAGTGAGATACCCGCTGACGTTTCTCACAGCAGCCTCCCCGAGCGCATCAGCCTGCACTGCTCACGCATCTCAGCCGTGTAGTCAGGGTGATAGTCAGCTTGCGAGCAGTCAATGCGCTTGCCCTCCGTGCGGGGCGCATACCCCAGCACCAACACAAGCAGCACCGCCCACAACCCAACCGCCAAACCGATCTTGAATTTAATCATGGCCGTCGTCCTTTACCCTCACCGAGCCGTCAGGCGCTTGCACCGTGATGCCAATCACGCTCGGCTTGTCTGACTCTTCAGGGTTGTCCAGCAAACCACTGGCCTTGGCCAATATCCGCAACACCCCCACCTTGTCGTATAGCTCAATCTCCAATGTGCTGTTGCCATCCCGGTCAGACTTGACCTTGATGTTCTTGATCGCCGTCAGCGCATGCTCCGGGATCTGGTGCGAGGGCTTGACCCTCACGTTGCCAGCCTCGTCCCAGGTCATGATGTCCGTGATCTTCGTGTTCGCCATGCACAGCAACGCATAGGCCACAGCCTCTTTGTTGCCAGCAAGGGTCGCAGAGCGCTCAAGACGGCGCTCAATCGAGCGCGTCCCACCCCAGCCAGCCACGCTGGGGATTTGAGCCGGTGGCTTACGGGTTGCCATTGCGTTGCTTCAAACGGCCACAGAACGGCGTGCGGCACACAATACCAGGCCGACAGCCAGGGCAGGGGTCAGCAGGCTTGTCAGCCGCGCCATCTCGCGCTTTCAGCATGGCATCGGCCACGATGTAGCAGTCACGTGCAATGCACTCTGCGGTGTCGGCGTCTTGGAAAACATCAAAGCTCTGCATCCAGTCGTTCATGACGGCCTGCATCGCCTTGGCCGCAAAGTAGTCGCGCAGGGTCATGCCAGAGAGATGCAAGCCAAGCGTCTGCGCCCCGTGGTTGTGCAGCGGAAACGCTGGCCCACCACTCTGTTTGTCAGTCATGGTGGTCTCCCTCATTTGGCCAACACCGTCTGGACATAGTGCTCAATCATCTTGTCCAGCACCGCCGTCCTGTTCATGCCTTTGGCTTGGGCAAGCGCCGTCACAATCCAATAATTGCTCTGGCTCACACCCACCGCAAAAGACTCAGTCTTCTTCACCGGCAAAGGCTTGCTCGGCATCGGAGTCACGGAACGCTTTTTTGTCATGTTCGTCGTCATGGCAGCCTCAATCAGAACGGAATGTCCGAATCGTCGTCAGCAATGTACGCATTGCCCTTGGCCGCATTGTGCGCGTCCAACGGTGCCACCGCCGGTTTGCCAGCACCCTGCACCGGATTGCCAATCTGCAACGAGATCCACTTCTCCCCAGCCTGCGTCATCTTTGTCCAGCCACTGATCCAGTGAGTCGTGCCATCAGGCAGCATGATCTTGCCCTTCACATCCGGGTCTTTCTTGTCAGGGCGCTTCTCGTTGTTCTTAAAAAGCGAACCGCTGCTTGGTCTCATTTCGTATGCCATAAAAATCCTTTCGATTGGCAAGTTTACAAATTAGCCGAATTGGCTGGGAAAAATTGCGGGGAGCCCCCACCAGCGCACCGGTAGGGGGGAGGGGGGAAAGGGTCGCGTTCCGGGCGCGTCGTCGGGCGTGTGTCGCGTGATCGCGCGCCTGCGCGCATATGGTTGGCGGTCGGCTCCTTGGGGACACGTCGAGATACCCCCCTCGGTTTGTACAGAACCCATACGTTCGTCTGCGATCTGGACAGGACGGATTACAGGCTCTACAAGGCGCTGAATGCTGTGGCCGCTACGATGCCCTTGGCCGCAGCTGATCGGTGCCTTGCTGGCCCGATTAGATGCCTTCCTGATGCCTTGGATCATTTGGCATCCCGGTGCAGTTGTCGGATGCTGTCAGCCAGCACACGGCTTGACGGCTTCAGACCCTCGGCTGCGAACAGCGGCAGCAGTGTGGCCAGCGCGTCTTCGATCTGTTCCGGCTTCAATCCACTGTCAATCAATTCATCAAATTCTTTCACTTCAAGATTTCCCAGAACTGTATTTAATTTATTAGTTACTTGTTTATCTATTACCTTTAACTCCTTATCTACTATATGTTCAATACGTGTTATGGGACACTCTGGAGTGTCCACAGAGGAAACTGTAGAGTGTCCTATGGAGCCTTTTGAGGACACTTTAGGTTTCTTGTCTATAGGACACTGTGGAGTGTCCAATGGATTGCCTTGATCCACAGGTTTATCCACAGCCTTGGTGGCTTTTGCTTTGGCCTTGGCCATGGCTTCTTTGACTTCTCTGACCGCACGGGTCTCGCCTGATTTGGGCATAGTTCGCTCCTGTTTTGGGTTGGGTTGCTTGAGTGCTTTGGCGACCAGCTGCGCGATGCGCCTTTGGCCTTCTGGGTCTGGTTGTTCGTACATCTGCCTGTCTTGTTCCTCCTTGATGGCTGGCGGTCTGTTGTCCTCATATCGGCTGGTGATGGCCATGGCCGTCTCTGCGTCCACCGATGGGTCGTAAATGACGCGCAGTGTGTTGCATCTTTGGCCTGGGTAGCCCTTCTTCATGATCTCAACATACCCTGCTGCTCTGAGCTTGGCCAGCTGGTTGGTCACGGCTTGCCGGGTGATCTTCAGCTCGCTGGCCAGCCTTGCTTGGCTTACCCATGTAATCCCGGCTCGGTTGCAGTAAGCACAGACAGCGGCCAAGACCTGCAGCGCGCCAGCGGTCAGGCGCTCATCAAAGACGGCTTTGAACGGCAGCACAGCCACCTTGCGCTGGTCTGGCGGCGCGTCCTTCTCTTTGATGCGCGGCTTCTTGGGCAACGCAAATGGCACGATGTTGTCAGGCACAGCGCTCATGCTTG